TAGATGATGTCGAGATACATCCGGAAGTTATAGTAAATTATATTCAAGAAGCAATGACCAGATACTGCATCAAAGCGATTGCGATTGATGATTTTCGATATGCCTTACTGGCAGCAGCCCTCCGCGAGATCGGGTTCGATGCAAAGATTTATAAAAATCTAAAGCTAGTACGTCCCTCGGACATAATGAGAGTAGCAACAGTGATCGACAGCTGTTTTGCAAACGATTATTTCGTTTGGGGCGATAATCCGGTGCTCCGGTGGGCAACAAATAACACAAAGATGATTCCCTATGGCAGAAATCTAGGAAAAAAGGATGATGCAGACATAGGGAATTTTGTTTACGGAAAAATCGAAGCAAAGAGCAGAAAGACGGACCCGTTCATGGCGCTTGTAGCATCAATGACCATAGAGGATATGATTCCGTATGCACAGAACACGGCAGTTCCGGACATCGGAGTGATCACATATTGAGAGGAGGTGAGAGAAAAATGGGATTTTCATTCAGGAATCTGATCAGAGGAAAGCCGGAACCGGAACAGTCTGAAAATAACATTACGTTTGAAATTGCAGACAGCCCGATCGAGAGTATGATGACAGAAATTTATCTGAGAGAGCTGGCTTTTCAGCGGGCAATTCAGATTCTTGCAAAAATGCTTGGAAAATGTGAGATCCGGACATTTCTGAACAATGAAGAGATTTTTCGGGATGAATACTATTCCTGGAACTACGAGCCAAACCGGAATCAAAATAAACAACAGTTCTTTGACAAACTTGTTGAAAAAATGTTCCGGAATGGAGAAGCGTTGATCGTATCCGGCATAGATGGACAGCTCTATGTTGCGGATGTTTTCTGCACGACCAGGAGCGCCCTGTATGGCAACACATACAGCCAGGTTACCGTTGATGACTATACTTTTCAGCGCACATTCCGCTCTACGGATGTAATGTATATCAGACCAAACTGGAAGAACGTAAATACAGTTCTGAAAGGATTGTATGGATCTTATGCAAGACTGATCCAGTATGGAGCAAAAAGCTTTCTACAGTCGCACGGTTCAAAAGGCATACTGAACATCTCATCAATAGCATCGAACGCAAAAAACTTTGATGAAACCTTAAAAAAACTGTTGAATGAGTACTTCAAGACGTTTTTTGAGAGCGAGAATGCAGTACTGCCAATATTCGACGGATATACGTTCACGGAAACGAATCGGTCAAAAAACTACAATGAAACAACAACCAGGGATATCAAAGCCATGTACGATGATGTGTTTGATTTTACGGCACGTGCGATCGGAATTCCACCATCAATCTTAAAAGGTGATGTGCAGGATAACAGTAAGGCTATGGATGAACTGTTGACCGTGGCACTGGATCCACTTGCAGGCACACTGGAAAGTGAGATCAACCGAAAAAAATACGGGAAAGCAGTTCTGAAGGGCAGCAGATGTATGGTGGATACCTCACATATCAAGCATGTTGATGTTTTCGGCAATGCGGCAAACATTGACAAGCTGGTACAGTCTGGAACTCATACGATCAATATGATCCTGCGCGCCATGGGACAGCCACAGGTCAACGAAGAATGGGCGGACCAGCATTTCATTACAAAGAATTACAGCACAGTACAGGGAGTCCTGGACAGCTTAGAGGGAGGTGAAAACAATGTCAAAGATGAAAAAAACACAGAATAAAACAAATTTCTGCTTTCAGCAAGCGAAAGATCCAGCAGTCCATCTTCTGTACATCTATGACGATGTGACAGCTTATGGTGACTGGAACTGGAACACGTGGGAATATGAGGAGAGCGAGACGTCCGCAAAATATTTCCGCGACCAGCTGGCAGCAATTCCAGCGGACCACACTATTGAATTACATATAAATTCGAATGGCGGATCCGTAAAAGAAGGAGTAACGATCTACAATCTGTTAAAGCAGTCTGGAAGTAGAGTGAAAGGAATCGTGGATGGTGTTGCGTACTCTGTTGCGTTCGTGATACTGCAGGCCTGTGATGAAAGAATCATGGGTGTAGGAACAACAGCGCTGATTCATGAGCCGTGGGTGACAGCTTCCGGAAATGCAAGGGAACTGAGAAAGATGGCGGATGACCTTGATGTACTTACGGCCAGCAACAGGAAGATCTTTCTTGAGCGTTCCAGTCTGGAAGAACAGCAGCTGATGGACATGATGGAAGCGGAAACATTTCTGACACCGGATGACTGTTTGCAGTATGGCCTGATCGACAAGGTGGAAGATTATGGGCATGCACAGAACGGAGCCACTGTGGAAGAGATGCAGAAACGTCTGCAGGAAGTTATGCAACACATGAAAGAAACAAAGTCTTTCAGAGAACAGCTGGAGCTTATGCAGAACGGAAAAAAACCAGATACCAAAAAGAGTACAAAGAAACCGGAACAGAAAAATACGCTGCAGGGATTTCTGCAGGGATTCAGAAAAGGAGAATAGAGATGAAAAACAAAGACCTTATGGCACTGAAAAGAGGCGAGATCCTTAATAAAATGACCGCGGCTATTGCGGAGAACAATTCGGAAGCATATTCCGAGGCATTCATGGAACTTTGCCAGGAGATTGAACAGAACGTCCTTGAGCAGGCACAGGAATTGATCAACCAGGCTGATTCTAACGTGCTTACACAGAGAGGTGTAAGACAGCTTACAAGTAAAGAACGGGAATACTACGAAAAAGTTATTGACGCAATGAAGTCTTCGGATCCGAAGCAGGCGCTTAATAATATTGACACGGTATTTCCAGAAACGATCATTGATTCTGTCTTTGATGAACTTACGACAAATCATCCATTGATCTCACGACTGGACGCAACAACAGTAACCGGTCTTACGAGAATGATGATGAATACAAACGGCGAGCAGAAAGCAGCATGGGGCAAGCTTACCGCAAAGATCATCGAGGAGCTGACATCTGGATTCAAGGAAGTAGATGTAACCCAGGACAAGCTGAGTGCTTTTCTGCCGGTATCAAAAGCTATGCTGGATTTAGGACCTGCATGGCTGGATAACTATGTGCGCCAGGTACTCACAGAAGCTCTCGCAAACGGTCTGGAGTATGGAATTGTCAATGGTACCGGAAAAGATATGCCGATCGGAATGGCAAGACAGGTTGGAGATGGCGTGAATGTTGTTTCTGGAGAATATCCAGCAAAAGAGCCAATCAAAATGACCGCTCTGAATATGATCCAGCTCGGAAATGTAACTTCTATCATGGCAAGAAACAGCAAAGGACAGGCGAGAACGGTCAGCGACCTGATCTTACTTGTGAACCCGGTAGATTATTGGAAGAGGATTCTTCCGGCTACACGCGCGATGTCTCCGGATGGGGTATATGTATCAACAGTTCCGATCCCAGTAGAAATTATCCAGTCTGCAGCAGTAAAGGAAGGCACTGCAGTGTATGGAATGGCCAGCAAATACTTCCTTGGTGTTGGAATGGCAAAGAATGGAAAGATTGAGTATTCTGATGAATACAGATTCCTGGAAGACGAAAGAGTATACCTGATTAAGATGTACGCACATGGATTTGCTATGGACAACAACGCATTCGTAGTTCTCGATATCAAGGACCTGCAGCCGGTTCGCTTCGAAGTCGTAAACAAAGAAGAAAATCACGTAGACAATGCATTTCTGTCTGATCTGAGAATTGGCGGACTGTCTCTTGCACCGAAATTTGACGCAAATACAGAGACATACACCGCAAAGACATCTGCGGCAACAAATACAATCACAGCATTTCCGGAAGCCGGAACAGCAGCTATCGAAATTACGGTAGGTGAAGCGAAAGTCACAAATGGTGGAAAAGCAACCTGGAATTCTGGAGCGAACACTGTAAAGGTCAAAGTGACTGACGGAGCACTGACAAAGACTTATACAGTAACAGTGACAAAGGAGTGATCACATGGCAGCCATGACGGAAGATCAGGAACTGCAGGTACTGGAAGAACTCAAGAACTATCTGGATATTACGTGGGATGATCCGGGAGTAAAAAAGAAACTCCTGGGTATGATCCGAAGAGGCATGGTTGCCATTTCTGAAAAAGTAGGGAAGTGTGATTTCCTGGGGGAGACCCAGGAAAAAACGCTCCTTTTTCAGCTTGTGATGTACGAATATTCCGGAGAACTCAAACAGTTCTGGTTAAACTACAAAGATGAGATCATCGGCCTGCAGGTGGTAAAGAAAGTGGAAGAATATGCCGAGAGCAAAACGTAAGAATTTCGAAACCTTTTCTGATGGAATCTTAAGTATCTGCGAAACAAAAGAAAGAACGCTTGTACGTACAAAAATGCAGGGTGTCCGATTCGGACACAGGACTATCGGGGAGAGACGATATTTTGATGCACAGACCGCCGGGAATAATCTGTCTAGACTTGTCAGCATTCCGGCAGCAGTGCAGTCAGAAAAACGGATAGAAACACTTGATGTTGTGATACTGGACTCTCAAAAAAACGATACAGATCCGGCACAGTATAAAATTGTGCAGATTCAGGAAAAGCTTGACACCATGCCGCCGGTCCTCTATTTATCACTTGAAAAGATCGTACAGGTGTATAAAGACAGGAGAATCGATCGTGAGTAATAGCATAAAGATTGACAATCTTGCCGATGAAATCAACGGCCTGATCGCCAATTACGGAAAACACTGTACGGAAGTGACAAAAGAATGTGTGACCAAAGTTGCTGGAAACACATTGAAAAAGATAAAAAAGAATTCCCCGGTAAAAACCGGAAAATACAAAAAAGGCTGGCGGAAAACAGTAGTAAAAGAGAATTCTACAAGTCTGGTTATAACTGTACATGACGCAAAGTATTCCTTGGTACATCTCTTGGAGAAAGGACACCAAAAAAGAGGCGGGGGACGAGTTCCGGCAATCAAGCATGTAGAACCTGCAGAGCAGGCGGCTATCGCAGAACTGGAAAAGGAGATTATGTCAAGACTATGATGTCGAAAGAACAGATTGAAAATATGTTGGATGAGGTGGGACTGCCTTATGAGTATGATCATTTTACAACTCATAACTGGATAGAGCCGCCTTTTTTAGTGTGGCGTATATCAGAAAGTGATAACTTTTTTTCAGATGGAATCGTCTATGCAAAGATAGATAGTTTGGATATTGAACTGTATTCAGATCAGAAAGACTGGGAAAACGAAAAGAAGATAGAAGATGTTTTGGAAAAATACGGAATTACATACCAAAAAACAGCGGAATATCTTGAGTCAGAAAAAATGTATGAAGTCTTATATGAAATGGAGGTATAACGATGGGAAACAAAGACAATAAAGTCAAATATAACATCAAAAACGCACATTACGCTCTGCAGAAAGAGAGCGACGACGGAACGATCACATTTGATACACCAAAACCGATTCCGGGTTCCGTATCAGTGTCATTTGATGCAAACGGTGATATTAATCCGTTTTATGCGGATGGGATCCAGTACTATGTATCTGCTTCAAACAATGGATACGAGGGAGATGCAGAATTCGCACTGATTCCGGATTCCTTCAGACAGGATGTTCTTAAAGAAAAGAAGGATGAAAAAAGTGTACTGCACGAGGTCAGCGATTCTACAGATTCAGTTAAATTTGCATTCCTGTTTGAGTTTGACGGAGACCAGAAAGCAATCAGAAGAGTGCTGTACAACTGTACGGCAACCAGACCTTCGATTGAATCAAGCACGAAAGAAGAAAATATCGAACCTGGCACAGAGAAGATCACGATCAATAACGCACCACTTCCAAATGGTCGCGTAAAAGCACAGACAACAGTTGACACGGACAAAACCATATACGATGGCTGGTACAAAACTGTATATTATCCGGAAAATATTACTGCAGCCACGCAGTCTTTAAACACAGGAGACCCAGTAGAGTAGGAGAATAAATATGCTGACTAAAAATATAGAAATCGATGGAAAAGATGTTGTTTTTGCAGCTTCTGCCGCCATCCCGCGGATTTACCGGATTCAGTTTAAGAGAGATATCTTTCAGGATATGGCAAAAATTGAAAAGTCCGTGAAAAAATCACAGGATAAGCAGAAGAAGAAGAAGCAAGTGTCCGAATCGGACATCCCTATTGAAGATTTGGAGATGTTTGAGAATGTTGCATTTGTGATGGCAAAACATGCGGCACAGAAAAAAGGACAGGATTTTCCGGATAATGTGTATGACTGGCTGGATCAGTTCAATACTTTCTCTATTTACACAATCCTTCCGGAGATAGTAAAACTCTGGAACCTGAACCAGCAGACACAGGTTGAGTCAAAAAAAAACTTAGACCAAGTAGCCGGGATATGACCACACCTCTGTTTCTTCTGAGATGTGTACAGACCGGAATATCTATCCAGGACCTTGACCTGCTCACGGTGGGCCTTGTCCTGGATATCTTTACGGAAAGAGTTAACGATGACTACAAATGGCCCAAGATGGCTACGCAGGAAGATTTTGATAAATTTTAGGAGGTGTACCGCATGGGAAAAGGACGTAACATAAAAGGCTTAACAGTTCAGATCGGCGGTGATACCACCGGTCTACAGAATGCCCTTAAAAATGTTAATACGCAGATAAGAACTACACAATCCGAACTGCGGGACATCAACAATCTGTTAAAACTGGATCCGACAAACACAGAGCTTCTGTCCCAGAAACAGAAAGCACTTTCTGACGAGATCAACAGCACAAAAGAAAAACTGGAAAATTTAAAAACTGCAGAGCAGCAGGTTCAACAGCAGTTTGCAGAGGGAAAGATTTCTCAGGAACAGTACGATGCTTTGAAAAGAGAGATTATCGATACGGAGCAAAGTTTGAAATCACTTGAAGATACAGTTGGATCCGGATCCTCAAAGTTGTCACAGCTTTCAGAAGTAACCGGCCAGATTGGAGAAAAGGCAGAAGCGGCAGGGAACAAGATGCTTCCTGTAACGGCAGCGGTGGCCGGCATCGGGACGGCGGCAGTTAAGACTGCAGCAGACTTCGACAGTTCAATGTTGAACGTGGCGGCTATATCAGGATCCTCAGCAGAAGACATGGACAAACTCCGGGAGCGCGCAAGGGAAATGGGTGCCTCAACGAAGTTCTCCGCCCAGGAAGCTGGAGATGCTATGGGATATATGGCTATGGCTGGCTGGAATGCCCAGCAGATGTATGACGGCCTTCCTGGAATCATGAATCTTGCGGCAGCATCCGGGGAAGATCTTGCGACGACTTCCGATATTGTTACGGATGCATTGACGGCATTCGGAATGAAAGCGGAAGACAGCTCACATTTTGCAGACGTACTGGCTAAGGCATCGTCGAGCGCAAATACTAATGTCTCAATGATGGGAGAAACTTTTAAATACATTGCACCGGTAGCGGGATCTCTTGGATACAATGCTGAAGATGCGGCAGTGGCCATTGGACTTATGGCAAATTCCGGAATCAAAGCATCATCTGCAGGAACACAGCTCAGATCATCCCTGACGAACATGATCAAACCATCAAAGGATGTTGGAGATGCCATGGAAAAATGGGGATTTTACGCTACAGAAGCCGCAACCACTGTGGATCAGGCAAAAGTAGATCAACAGATGCTCAGAGTTCAGAAAGCATCGCTGGCAGCGGACAAAGCGCAACAGGCTTATAATGCTGCTGTATCAAAGTATGGTTCCGAATCAATAGAAGCTTCCAATGCGGCATCTACGCTATCAATAAAACAGACAGAACTTACCAGTGCAAATGAAGCATTGACACAGTTACAGCAAGGCACAACAGAAAATGTACGATTGTATAATAAAGCGTTACAAAACGAAGACGGATCCATGAAGTCACTGAGAGAAACAATGGATTTCCTCCGAAAAACAATGGGAGGAATGAGCGAAGCAGAACAGACACAAGCCGCGACCGCAATCTTCGGCAAGGAGGCTATGAGCGGCATGCTCGCTATCATCAATGCTTCAGACGATGATTATAATAAACTTATCAAAAACATTGATAACTGCGATGGGGCAGCTGAAACAATGGCTGAAACCATGCAGGATAATCTGTCCGGACAGATCACCACACTAAAGAGTGCCTTGCAGGAACTTGCTATAGCATTTGGAGAAATTTTGATGCCATATATCCGGAAGACAGTAACCGTAATACAGGGATTTGTAGGAAAACTTAACGGGATGAGTGACGGACAGAAAAAAGTGGTTGCAACAGTAGCACTTGTGGTGGCGGCACTGGGACCAATGCTGATTATGATTGGCAAAGTTGCCACTGGGATTTCTGCAATTACCGGCCTGATGTCAAAAGCAAAGACTATTGGAACTATGGCTGGCATGATTGGAAAACTTAAAGGAGCCTTTACAGGCCTTTTTTCTGCCGTGGTAGCAAATCCAGTAGTATTTGTGATTGCCGGAATTGTAGCAGCACTAATCCTTCTATATACAAAGTGTCAATGGTTTCGGGATGGAGTGAATGCTGTAGTACAGAAAATTGCAGACTTTTGCACGACGACAATCCCACAGGCGTGGAATAATCTGGTGACATTTTTTGAAGGAATCCCGGAATGGTGGGCTGGAATCTGGAACCAGATTTCGGATTTTTTCACAAACGCATGGAATACGATCATGCAGAATCCTGTAGTGCAAGAAACTATAGGAACTATAACAGGTCTCTGGCAGACCGGAGTTAATACAGTTCAGTCAATCTGGAGCGGACTTGTTGATATCGCAAAAGGCGCATGGGAGCTTCTGAAAAACACGATTCTCGCACCGGTTCTATTGCTAATAGATCTTGTAACAGGAGACTTTGGCAAATTAAGCACGGATGCACAGGCCATCTGGAATAATATCAAAAATGCAGCAAGCCGGATCTGGACAGGAATCAAAACGGTTGTAACAACACTGATACAGGGGCTAAAAACGAATGTCTCAACACTATTCATTGGCATAAGAGATATAGCGAATGGAATTTGGGAATCTATTAAAGAAAAAGTTACGACTACAGCTGGAAAACTGAAGGATTCAGCTGTTGATGCGTTTAGAAGCATGGTATCAAACATTGGCACTGCCTTGTCCGGGTTAGGAACCGTAGTCGAGAATGGATTTCAGTCGGCAATTAACTTTATCGTTTCTCTTCCTGGGAAAGCATGGAACTGGGGCGTAGATTTCGTGAATGGAATCGCAAATGGAATCAGAAGCGCCATAGGAGCCGTGACAAGCGCTGCTTCGGACGTGGCAGGTAAGATTCGGTCTTTCCTTCATTTTTCTGTGCCAGATGAAGGACCTTTGACTGACTACGAAAGTTGGATGCCGGACTTTGTTCAGGGACTTGCCAAAAGCCTTGAGAACAGCCGGGGAATGATACAGAAAGCAGTACAGGGCCTTAGTAGTGACCTGATTGTATCTGCAAATGTAACAGGTGTTCAGACT